TCGCCGATGATGCTCTTGTCGCGACTGTCTTTTCTAAGCGCCGCCTCAATCTTTTCCAGCGCCTCCACCAGTTCCGCATTCAGTGCGTGGAGGCTTTTTTCTCGACTGGCATGCACCAAATTCATCCCGGTTAGGTGTTCATCCGTAGGGTGCATCGGTACCATCTTCTCCTGAACGATGCGGCCCAAGTCGGATCGCGAAGCGGTATTCTCACCAAACACATAATCTATGAAATCACGGAGGCGGATGATCTCGGCGTTGAGGTCTTCTTGCGCGCGTTCGACAATCGCGTCCATGTCTTTATCTGTCATTCGGTCACTCATCTTTCTTTCCTTCCGCTATCATGGCGTCTGCAATCTGGAATGCTTCTTCGCTGATAGCTTCATGCCAGTTGGCCGATGCGTCGGGACGTGGCCTGTACCGCGTCGCGTGCGCCAGCATTCCCTGCATCGCAGAGATGGCGATGCAGAAGCGCAGGCTCATGCCGCCTTGATACCCGTGGTCATTTGCGCATGCGAACGCCGGCCCGCCGTCATCTTTCGTCATGGCTTGTCTCCTTCACATATCTGCCGCGCTGCCAGTCGGGCACGGCTCATTCCATCGCCTCATAGATCCGCCTCGGCGGCAGCGACGGTTTCGGGTTGCGTTCCCTGGCCGGGAAGCCGCGAGACTTGATCTCCCCCTTCGGCTTGACCGCGCCGATATGTTTCTGCCGTACAGCCGCAGCCTTGGCCTTCCGAGTCGTGTCCTCGCCGGTCTTGGCGACGTGGCAATGGCTATGAATCGGGGCAAGGTTTTCTTCCCGGTTTTCACCGCCAAGGATCAACGCCCTGACGTGGTCGGCCTGCCATGTTTCGCCGGGAACCTTGATCGGAAGCTTGCAATAGTGGCAGACGCCATTGTGCGCGTCGAACACGCGCTGGCGCACCCGTGGCGGCGGCATGGCGTCGTCGGTCTTGCCGGTCCATGGTTTGACGGAGCGGGGCATCACAGGAATTCCTCGAAATCGATCTGCGGCGACTTCATCCGCCGTGTACGTGCGGCATTGCTTTTGCGGTGGGGCGCGTCCCACTTGTTGTGACATCGCTGGCAAAGTGCGCGGCACCGATCCGGATCTGCATGCGTCTCGTCGTGATCCATGTGTGCGATGGTCAGCACGACGCGCCCGCCGGTTTCAGGGTGTGGTTTGCCGTTCCTCGCTCGGCAGCCAGGATGCTGTGGCGTTCCTTCGCAACAATCGCCAGCGCGGTCGATAATGAACGCGCGGAATTCGAGCCATTCTTTTGAGCGGATCGACCCGCCGGGATAGCGTTTCATTTTGTCGGCCGAGATTGGTGCCATCAAACCATCCCTGCCGTTTGCGCGAAGCCCGGATCGCGGGCAACTTCGTCGGCCAAAGCCTGATCAAGATCATCCTCGACGATCCTTCCGATCTGGTATTCCAACCACCAGAACCAGAGAGCGTCATGTAGCTTCTTGCGCTTGATCCGCTCGATCAGGTGTTTGATCCTCGCGTCCGGGTGCTTCCGGTGTAGGGCGAAGATCGCGTCCAGCGGGAAAACTTCGGCGCTCATACCTAGTCCTCTACCCTCCGAAAACCTTCTGGCGTGTATTCGCGCTGGCGGCGAACTTCGTAGATGCCCGGCCCGAACAGGATCGGCTCATGAGTATCGTGCGGACGCTTGTGTTCCAGCGCGGTCGGGCGGTTGACTTCCAGCCATGCGACCAGCGGGTTATCGCCTCCATACATGCGGACGGCTGGCGTTTCCGCGCGGTCCAGCACCATGACGTGATCGTGTCCGGTCTCGGAATGCGTGACGACGATCCGGCCATTGACCGGCGCGATTTCCTTGACGCCTTCCGGCAGGGCCTCGCGGCGGATGAAGCAGACATCGCCCTGGGCAGCAGTTTTAGTGAAAGTACGCATGTTCAGTTCTCCTTCAGGTGCGGACCTCGGGTTTCAGAAAGTCGGCGGCATCAAAGCCGTAGGTCCATGAATTGGCTTCAAGTGCCGTTTGCATTTCGGGTGGGACCGGCAGGGCGAATTCGCGTTTTGTGCCACATTGGACACGCAGGAACCGCTCTTTGCCGATATCGGGAATGTCGACTTCCAGCAGTTCGCCTACTTGCGGGTCGTCATCCTTGTCGACGGTTCGGGCGTCCAATTCGGAAAGGATGGTGTTCCATCCGAGAATTTCGCAGGCCGCGCGGCGCTGTTCGATATTCTCCCATGTAAGAGCCGTTTTCGCGGTGAGGCTCTTGCGATCCTCGATCCATTCTGCCGGGACGCGCGTTCCGTGCCAAGCGTAGACGGCGAAGCCGTCCGGGTATCGAATGGCAGGACCGTCTTCAGCATGGATCACACCATTGACGTCAAGGCGGCAGATATCGTGCCGCTCGCTGATGAAGCAGACATTTTTATATGGCAGCGCCCATCCGGCAGACTGGCAGAGTTCCCATAGGCCACGCAACGCGGACGTTTCGTCTTTCAAGCCGCACTCGTCAGCAAAGAAACGATAGAATGCGAGCCATGGCGCGTCATGTTGACCATAGACGCTGTCCCAGACGCTGGCCCAGACGCTGTCCCTGACGCTGTCCCTGACGCTGTCCCCGACGCTGTCCCCGACGCTGGCCCTGACGCTGTCCCAGACGCTGGCCCAGACGCTGTCCCTGACGCTGGCCCTGACGCTGGCCCAGACGCTGGCCCTGACGCTGTCCCCGACGCTGGCCCAGACGCTGTCCCCGACGCTGGCCCCGACGCTGTCCCTGAGGCTGGCCCAGACGCTGTCCCTGACGCTGTCCCTGACGCTGTCCCCGACGCTGTCCCCGACGCTGGCCGGTAGTTTCCTATAAACTTCCAGCGCCAGTGCATTGCCGAGAGGACTTTGCGTCCAGACGATCCGAGGTTCTGTATGCCCTGATTTCGCGTACATCCATTTAATAGCGGCTTCCGCGCGTGGTCGATCTGCCGGCTTTGTCGATAGTCCGTATGCGGTCCACTCAGCGACATAAGCAGGAAACCTGGCGATCTGTTCCGGCGTAAGCTTGTTAATCTTCTTGCGGCTCATGCTGCCTCCGATCCGGCAACCTGCCCGCGCTCGACCTCAAGAAGATCATCGAGCCAGTCGAGCACGTCGCTCTTGCTTTTCTGAAATTCCGCCGCGCCCATCGCCTTGATGGACTGGCTTTTCGCCGTCCACACGCGGACGACGGCCTCATGCACGGTGACTACGGCAAAGTCGTCCATCGGCTTGACGAAGGCGGCAACCCGCTGCGCTTCCGCCTTGCTCGCCGCGACAATGGTCCGCTCATCCCGGTAGCCCGTCCAGATCAGCGCCTTCTTTCGCAGGTGCTCGGCCGTCGGATAGGTATCGGCCAAGCCTTCCGGCAGGTTTGCCCAGGCGTTGCCGATCGAAGCGAAATAGTGGTTATGCGAGCGCACCGACCGGTCATGGTGCTCGACCATCCGATAGACTTCGCCGACGACAAAATCCTTGTCGGCCCGCCCTTTCCAGTAATTGGACAGGACGCGGAATTCGCCGTCGCCTTCATATCGGAGCAGGATCGGAGCGGGCATCAGAAGGGCACCTCGTCGTCAAGGGCGCGCGCCGCGCCGCCGGAAGCCTCGGCATAGGTCTGCTTGCGGGGTTCGCCGGTTTGCGCCGGCTGCTTCTCCCGCTGCTCCTGCGGGATGTAGCAGGACAACAGGATGCTCTCGCGTGCGTCCTGGCCGGGCACACCGGCCGGGTTGAACGTGCGCTTCAGCATGATGAAAAAGCTGCCGCTGTCGTCGTCGTTCTGCATCAGCGCGCCGACGTTTTCGAACCGGCCTTTCGTCTCTCCGGTGTTGCGGTCCTGGTACTCGCCGACCTTCACCACAACATCCCTGATCTTTCTGCTTGCCATCGATTTTTCTCCTATCCGGCCGACAACAGCCGGACCACTTCCGGCAATTCTTCTTCTGGCTCGTAGCGCCCGCGCAGGTCGCGCACGATCGCCCGAAGATCGTTCAGGAAGTCGGTCACGTCCTTTTCGATCGCCTGTATGGCATCGTCGTCGCGCTTCACGCGGTCGACGAACAGACGCATGGATTCCGGCATCCGGGGATCATAGGATGCGAAGTCGCACCACGCCCTTCCGGTGCAGGCCATCTGCCATTGCATCTGCAGGAAGTATTTTTCCGGCAGGCTTCCGCCGCGCAGCGTCTCGATATGCGTCGCCGTGCCCGGACACTTCAATTCGACAAGGCCATCGGCGCCGACAAGGCCATCCGGCGAAGCGCCGGTTTCGGCGATCGACGGATGCGGGACAAAGCCGACTTCAAGCACCGTCGCGTCGCGATAGAATTCATAGGCAAGCCGCGCCTCGGGCTCCATGTCGGTTCCCCATTGCATCGCGGCGTTGACAAAGCCGTTTGTCGGAACGCCGGTAAGCCTCTCGGCGATCAACTCGGCGAGGTAATTCTTCCGACTCGCTCCCCATCCCGATTTCGTGCGGGCGCAGACATCGGCAATGCGCGAAGCCGTCACCTTGCCGAGCCTGGCCGCATACCATTCGTCGGATCGCTGGAGGTCAGACATTGGCTTGCCTCTTTTTCTTTTCCAGCATCGCCAGCGCGCGCGGCAGTTGCCCGGTGGTGATATCCGGCACGGCCTCAACGCCGAGGTACTGGCAGAACTTGGCGATGTCCGTCCCGGTTTCCTCGACAAGCGCCAAAACCTTCGCCACCTGATCCTTGCCGATCGGTTCGGCCGGGCCTTCCGACTTGCGCCCGTCATCATCCTCGGCGGCGGCGAGCCCGAGGGCGGCTTTCAGCGTCATGCGTTGCAGATAGGTGAGCGTCGATCCGATCTGCTGGATCGCGTTCTTGTTGCCGCTATCATCGCGAGGGCCGCTAAGGGTGGTTTCCTCGAAATAGCCGAGGCGGTGCGTGATGATGCACGTCACCGAGATCGGCTCGTTCGGGGCATTCGCGGTCCGAAAGCGATACGATAGCCCGTGTCTCGACAGGATCGGGGTCACGGTTTCGGCGACTTCGGCAAGGTCCTCGTGCTGGTAGTGCGTGCGGCCCTTCTGCGTGGTGAAGTCAACCGTTCGATTTTTTCGAATAGTTGGAATTTCAGCCTTTGCGGCGGCCATTGCCTCATCGAAAGCCTTGCGCGCCTGGCCGGCTTCCCATCGCTCCTGAAGCGCGAGAAGCTTTTCCAGCGTCTCGGGCGCGGCGCCGGTGGAGAGCGCGCGGTCGATCATCGTCATTGGCGTGATGGCCGCCGGCACGAGCGCGGTTGAATGGGACGGATCTGCCTTGGCGACGATCCTATCTGTGATGCTTCCGATCTGTTCCATCAGACGTTTTCCTCTTGTCTCAGGCGGTCGGCCTGATCGAGCAGTTCCCTCGCCAGCACATGCTCACCTACGGTGGCGAGGATGCGCGCGCGGCGCTCGAGGACTTCGATGGCGGCCTTGCGCTGTTCGGGCGGGGTCATTTCAGCCTCCATGCGTGGCGCGCGAAGGGGCGAATGACGCCTCATGCCGCTTCAATTCGCGGGCCTCGCGGCACTGGCGGGCGTATTCCTCGCCGGCATCATCCGTCAGATCGCGGACATAGCCTTCCGCAAGGCAGATTTCGTAAAGATGGAAGTCCTGATTTTCGGACCAGATATCGAAAGCCTCGTGGTAGGACGAATAGAACCAGGCTTCGCCCTGCCAGTCGTTCGGATCTCGGACGATGTATTCGATCTTGTCGCGCATCGTGATCATCCCTTCACTTCTTTAAACTCGCCATCAACCGTCAGGCGATAGGTTTTCCCGGCCTCGATGCCGTTCTGACCGACAAGCGAGGAACGGACGGCGACGAGGTTGTATTTATTGTCATAGGCCGCGAGGCTGATCGCGCCGCCCTCATGCGCCGTTGCGGTTCCCCGGACCCCAGCCGCATGTGCAATGGCATTTTTGCCCTTAACGGACGCATGGCCGTAATAGCCAGCGGCGGAGGCATGGCCGTAATAGCCAGCGGCGGAGGCATGGCCGTAATAGCCAGCGGCGGAGGCATGGCCGTAATAGCCAGCGGCGGAGGCATGGCCGTAATTGCCAGCGGCGGAGGCATGGCCGTAATCGCCA